CTGCAGGTCGGCAACCCGCAGGGCCTCTACACCACACCGGCCATGCCGACCGTGCTGGAAGTCGTGCAGAACATCCCCCTGTTCTTCACCCAGGACGGCGGCACCGGCTACACCTCCCTGCCCACCCTGGTGGGCGGGCACGTGGAATTCACGCCGGTATGGGGCGCCCTGGGCGAGTCGACCAACTTGGCAGATCAATGGACCGAGTACTCACCCACCGGGGCGAACCTGCCCCTGTCCGTCTACGACATCCCCAGCGCCAGCACCGTGCTGTACCTGGCGGGCTGCGGTGGCGGTGGTGGGGGCGGCGGCGGTGACGGCGGCTGGAACAAGCCCGGCGAGGGTGGCGGCGGCGGTTCCTGGAACTCGCTACGGCTGGAGCGCGGCGTCGACATCCCGGTGTCCGTCACTCAGATCACGGTGCAGTCCGAGCGTGTGGGTTCACCCACAGGTATTGGCGGCGAGCCCGGCAGCAAGGAGACCGACGGCAAGCCGGGCCACGACATCGTGTTCCGCAACGGCACCGACAACAGCGAAATTCTGCGCTGCGCTGGTGGCCGACTGGGGCGCCTGGCCTATGGCAGCTTCTACAACCGCGACTCGGTGGGCTACGGCCCCGGCGATCTTGGGTTCTCCGCGCGCCTGTTCAAGGGCGGGCAGAACACCCCGCCCAGCGCGTCGGTAGGTGCGGCCAACGGAGCCCCGGGCAACGGGCCCGGCGGCGGCGGCGCGGGCGGTGCCGGTGGTACCGGGGGCAGCGCCGGTACCGGCGGCTGGGGTGCCGCGGGGTACGCCGCGATCAAGGCGGTCTGATGCCCTGGTCCACCAATCCGTCTGCGCCCTCGGGGCAATCGAGTAGGTGGTCGACCAAGCCCGATCCGCCCTCGCCGCCATCCATGGGCAAGTGGGTCTGGATGCCACGGGTCACTGTCGCGGACTCGGCAGTCGGCGCCGATCTGGCCCATCTGCTGCGGGTGGCCCACACGGGCATCGATCAGGGTGTTAGCGCAGACCTCGCCGTCGCAGGAGTGGGCCTACGCGCCAGTGATGCCGGCCGGGGCGCCGACCTGGCGCGGGCGAAGCTGCGCGTGGCTGCACGAGACGCCGGGATAGGTGCCGACTCGGCCCGCTCCGGTGTGCGCGCCACTGATTCGGCCGTGGCCGCCGAGATGGCGCAGATGCTCCCCCGCGGGGCCGCCGTCGGTGCCGCCACGGCCGCCGATATCGCGGTGCTGTCGCGGGTTCGGCTTCCCTCCAGCGCCAGTCAAGCCATCGGGACCGATACCGCCACCGCCCGGTTCAGTCCGCAACCGGCAGCGCTGACCGCGATCACCGCAGTCGGCACGACCGTGGTCCCGATCCCGGTGTGGTGCCGCTATCTCGATCTGGCGCTGGTCGGCGCTGGCGGCGGCGGTGCGAGCTCGGGCACGTTCTACCTACTCGGCGGCTTCCCCGGCAGCCCGGGAACCTGGGCCACCACCACTTTGGAGCGCGGCATCCACATTCCCTGGACCACAACAACCCTGACATTCGTCATCGGCGCAGGCGGCGCAAAGGGTAGCGGCGGTTTCGCCGGAACCGCGGGTGGCCCAGGTGCGGCAACCACCGCTATCGGCGACGGGTGGGCGGGCCTGTCCGCTGCTGGCGGCGCTGGTGGCCCGCAGCACCCCACCGGCATCAACGCCAACGACGGCCCCGGCCCGGGCGACAAGACCTACAACGGCGTGACCTACCCGGGTGGTGCCACGCAAACCTCCGATGGCGGAACGGGCTACGCGCCCGGCGGTGCCGGTGCCGGCGGTGCCAACTTCGGCGGCCCCGGCGGCGTCGGCGGCGCAGGCGGCGCCTGGTGCCGCGCATACCAGTAACCGCAGGAGGGATCACCCAAACATGGCCAACCCCAACGACATCGACAACTACTCATTCCGAATCCACTTCTACAGCAGACGCGAAACCTCCTATTTCGACATCTACATGAACGACGGCGCAATCGGACTGATCAACGGAAACTACTACCTCGACGCGGCCCCACACGACCCGAACGTCGGCGAATGCCTCCTGCAATACGTCCCCAAGCTCAACACCACCATCTGGGACTTTGACGACGGCAGCCTTCCGGCCAACACCGAGGGCTACCTCTGGTACCAGGTCAACGAAACCTACGTCATCACAGGCGATTACCAGCCCTTCGGTGGCCTGATGATCGAGGGCCAACTCGGATGCGCCTACCTGAAATCCGTCATCGCCCCTTACAGAGACCACCAATGGACGACCGAATCACCCCGCAACGTCGCGCTGGGATACACCCCGCGCATCAGCGGATGGACCACCTGGGAAACCCCGTAACCAACAGAAAGGCCCCCGCATGTCCGAATACCAAGCACCGCACCGACGCGCCTGCTGCGCCGCAATCACCGCACTCGGCAACCGAATCGGGCTATTCGCCGGTTCCACCCGGGTAGGCACCGCCTACGCCGACACCACCTGGGCCACCCCAGTCGATGTCACCGAATCCGGCATCGACAAGGCATCATCCACCGGCTCGCTGGTAACCATCTCGGTACCTGGCGGCACCGTGGCCAACGGCACGGTGATCAACCGGTACGGCGTGTTCAACGGCGCGACCCTGCTGCGCACCGAGGCACTACCGGTCTCCCTGACCGTCAACGACGGATCGCAGCCGTTACAAGTCGATGTCACACCAACATTCAAGTTCTGGGGGGTGTAGTCATGGCCCGCCAGCTTCTCAAGCACTCGGCCTTCTACTCCGCACTTGCCGCCATCTCATTCCGGCTGGGCTGGTGGGCATCCGACCGCCTGTCCTCCTACGCCCAAGAGATCGACCCCCGCATCGAAAGGAAGTACACCCGATGAGTTTCCGCACCGCATACGGCAATACGGTGTCCGAGAACGGTTGGCGTATGTGCAACCGGGACGAATGCGACATCGTACGCATCGACGAGCTGTACCTCGTCGATACCGCACCGCTGCGCAAGGGCGCCCCGCTGACCATCCTGGGCGCCTGGCTGTACTGGTATGACCGCAACGTCGAAGAGATCACCTCGCCCGTGTGGGGCTGGTCGGCCACAAACGATGTCGCCAACAGTAATCACCTGGCAGGCACCGCTGTTGACGTGATGGCACCCAAGTACCCCTGGCAGCGGTACACGATGGATGCCGCCACGCAGGCCAAGGTCCGCAAGGGCCTGGCGCTGTTCGAGGGCTCGGTGTTCTGGGGCCGCGACTGGTCGCGCCCCGACGAGATGCACTACCAGATGGCCTGGCCCGAGGGCGACAAGCGCAATGACGCGTTCGCCGCCAAGCTGCGCGCCGGATACCTCGGCATCTACGCGCCCGCGCAGCCCCCGGCGGTCGATCCTATTGTGCTACACCAGCAATTCGTCCAAGAAGCTCCCGACCGCAAGCTACTTGAATACATCGCCGAACAACTCGGGCCAGGACATCCTGACTGGGCATCGAAGGGTATGACGCTGCGCGACAAGGTGTGGTCCAAGTGATCCGCATCGGAGACTGCAATGAAACGGTCCGTCAGTGGCGGGCCGTGATGAACGACTGGTTTGGGCCGCTGTACACCCGGCTGCTGGGGCCGCTGCCCCGCGACACCGACGAGTTCGGGCCGCGCGCTGCCCTGTGGGCCGCCGAATATCAGCGCCGCACCGGCCAGATCCCCACCGGGCAGGTGTCCGATGATGACCTACGCGCGCTGGGCATTGCGCCCCCGGCCCCGCCCGCCAACCGCCACCTGGGCCTAATGTTCCGGGGCACCGGAGGAGTCATCGGCCAAGACTACGTATCTCGCGTCATGCAGGCCGTGGCCAACCTCGTTGAGGAAGTGCACCCCGAATTCGCCGCAACCATGGGCGGACTCCCGGTCGGCGCCGCGGGCAGCATCAACGACATTTCGATGGCCAAGGCCGTCGACATCGCCGTGGCCGACGCACAACGCATCTTCGCCGAGCGCTACCGCGCCAACCCCAACATCAAGGTTGTCATCGGCGGATACTCGGCCGGCGCGGTCGCGGGCGCCCGGTTCCGCGCGTGGCTGGCCGAGCACTACCCGGACAACTACCTGTGCTCATTCAGCTTTGGTGACCCCACCCGGCCCCACGGTGGCAGCTACTACGGCGGCCCAATCCTGGCGGGACAGGGTATTTCATCGTGGCGGTTCGGCGATGTCACCGACTACCGGCACTGCTGGCTCACCGACCCTGGCGACATGTACGGCAACATCCCCCTCGGGGTGGTCGGGGACATCATGGACGACTGTTTCGACATGGTGACCGCATTCCAGATCACTGACCCACTCGGGGCCGCTGGTGCCATCCTGCCCAAAATCCCCGAAATCGCCGCCAAGGCATTGGGTGTCGAGCTGCCCGCCATATTCGGCGCGCTCACTGGTGGCCCCAACGGTATCGCCGCGCTCGGCCTACCCATGGTGCTCGGCGGTCTACAGGGACTACTCGGCTGGGGCGATATCAACAAGCTCACCGGGCCCGCGGCCGCGGCGCAGGCCGCCTTGATCGCGCTGCGTTTCGTCACCACCAGCCCACCGACCGCCGCGCATATTCAATACGAATACCGCGAGGTCTGGCCCGGCCAAACCTATCTCGGCCTCGCCATCCAGCACGTGCGCGACTGGGCCAGCCGCACCCCCGCCATAGCCGCGTAGATCAGTCCGCCCCCGCGCGAGGAGAGCGCGCAGGGACTCCCCACACCGTAGCGTTCCCTATCCATGGCGCCATCGAAAAAACTCCCCCTGAACTGCCCAAACGCAGTTATCCACAACCCAACCGCCGAGAGGACCGTCATGCACATCACCATCCCGCCCTGGCTCAAGGACGCCGCCGTTGACGCTGCCGAGCGCGCTATCAAGACGTTCGCGGGTGGCTTCATCGTCGGCGCCAACCTGGCCGACGCCGCGGTGAACGCAGCCCTGACCGAGATCGATTGGCAGAGCGGTATCAATGTCGGCGCCGGGACGCTGGCGGTATCGCTCATCTTCTCTGCGGCATCGATCAAGCTGGGCCGATCCGGTACCGCCTCGGCCACCAAGGCGGTCGTACCGTCCAGCCTGTTCAAGCTCGTGGCGGGCAGCGGCCGGTGAGCCCCGACCAGATCCAAGCCGTCGGCGGCGCCATCGTCGCCATCCTGGGCGCCTGGCAAGCCCGCACCTCGCGCAAAGTCCGCGACCTGGAAGCTCAACTAGCCATCGTCGTAGGCCAGCGCGACCAATATCGTGACAAACTCCGCGCAGCCGTCCGACACATCCGCGAATGGATGGGCTGGGCGCGACAACACAGACCCGAAACGCCCACACCCGAACTACCAGCAGAGCTGGTCGACGAGGTGTAGAGAGCCCACACTGATTGCAGGCCAACGAAATAACGCCCCTCACCCCGACCCGGTGAGGGGCGCTATTCGTGTTTCTAGTGCACTAATCCAGCACGCGGGCCCGGCTTTGCGTTGTGCCGTTTCTGTCCACCACCGCATCGCAGGTGTAGGGACGCATCCCCGTGTAACCACCAAACGCGTTCTTGGCGTTGACATTGCCCGTCACCGTAAAGTAAATATCACCGCGGTCGGGCGAGTAGTCCAACTCGGGATCGCGACCACCTCCATGCGCCACGCCTTCACGGGCCACCTCATCGGCGAACTTCGCACTCTCAGGGTCACGCATGCGCTTCATGAGAGCGGACTGGCATGTCTCGATCGCGTACTTTTGCCTCACTTCAACGCTCACACCAACGTTTCCGGATTGGCCCGACAGCCCTATTGCGCACGCCGCCATGAACGCCAGCAGCCCGACAAATACCCCCAGACACACCCACAACGCTTTCGCCGGGGTGCCCATCTCTCTCGCCATGGACGGCAGATTACAAGATCACGCCCAGGTCAGAAGTGGTTACAGGAGTGCTCACATCGCGGCGGGCATGCCCCCTACCCGGCGTCGGCGAATTCGGGTTGCTCGCGCAAGTGCCAGCCCGGCGCAACGTCCAGGTGGTTGTAGTAGTGCTGGAACAGCTCGATAGCTTCAGCGGCGGATAGGACCTCTGACGGTCGTACCAGGTACTCACTGTCGCCGTTGTAGACCGTCTCTGACTGCTCGGATTCATTTGCCGCAGAAGGCCGTCCGATGGTGTACATACGCCGAACGCCATCGGACTCTTTCCGGCGGATTTCGACGGTCAGGCGCTCGGCGGTGGCCCCGCAAGTCTGAATCCACTCATGAGGGTATGGGAACTCGTCGTACTCAGTGCCATCGGGGACCTTATAGATCGAGAACGCCACGTCTGCGACACCATCCCGATCTTCGCCGATCGAGTTGATATTTATTTCGATCTGCCGGTGCGCCTTCCCTGGCTCAGCGCCCATCCACATAATGAAATCTTTGTCGGTAGTGTATGTATGCATCTGAAAACCATTGCGCTCAAGACTCATTCGCCCGCCACCTTAATTACCTCTACCTCAGTGACTTTCACCGTC